TGTTTCAAATTCTACTTGTATTTCACAATCAGCATTATTAATAGTATTTACAAGTTGTTCTTTTTTAATTGTTCTAAATGGTCTATTAAATAAAGAAAAACATAATGCGTCAAGTAAAGTAGATTTACCTGATCCGTTAGAACCTATGATTAGTGTTGATGGCGACTTTGCTAAATCAACTTCTATAAACTGATTACCAGTAGATAAGAAATTCTTCCATCTTAATTTTTTAAAGTATATCATCTTGCTACTATATCAAAACTAATTGATATTCTCTCCTCATCTGAATTACTTGGTTCTACAAAATGATCTAAGTACGCAGGCCATATTGCAAGTAGACCTTCCATTAAATTTACATTTTTTAATTCACCATTATCAAATCTATTGACCATAAATTTATTACCTATTGCACCTGGTCTTGGGTCTCTAAAAGTTAGACGCCCACAATCCTTTGGCACTTTTACATAGTACGTTCCTGATAAATGATATTCACCATGTTGATGTATCGTGTTCCAATCACCTTTTTTATTTACGTTTACCCATAATTGTGGTATTGTAATTTCTTTAATATTTAAAGGAATATGTTTACAAAATTCTGTTATTTCTTTTACTAGAGGTTCAAACTCACCCTCTGGTTTATATAAATCACTTTGCCAACCACCTCTATTTGATTTTCTAACTGACTTATTTTTTTCTATTTCACCTTGTACCCAACCAGTAAAGTCTTCATTAAAGGTCACTTTGGTTTCACTTCTCATAAACTCCCATATCATTGTATGCCAATATGGTGTAGGCCATAACATTTCTTGTTTTATTATTTTTCTACTTGGTTTAGGTTTAGGCATTATCGTTTGCTTCTATATAAAATGATTTTAAATACTCTTTTAATTTTGTTTTGTTCACATCTGTTTCAAGTTGATCTACATAATTGTTTAGAAAGGTAACCGTATCTTCACCCATTTCAACTATATCATCTCTAACACTTGCCTTAATATCAGAATAGTCCTCTATAATATTAAGATCATGTACCGTTATTTCATTATATAATCTTTCAACAAATTTGTCAAATTTATCATCATCTGTCTTATTTAATACGATTAGTTTTATAAAATGATTATGATAAGGTTGTATATCAAGCGAATCATAGTTTTTCTTTTTATCATCATATATTATCTTTTTATGAATTGTTAGAGGATTCCATATTCTCTCCATCTCTCTAGTTTCTGTATCAAAGATATGAAAACCTTTTGGGTCTTTGTAATCTGACCATGTCATTTCATACTGAGCACCACAATAAAATATATGACCATCATCCGTATGTTTATGAAAGTGACCTGATACAACTTTTTCAAATCTATTAAAATCTGTTTTATCATTACCATATTCATTAATTACACCATTTTGCATTTCTATACCTTTGATTTCTAAATGACCAAAACATAAATCTGCCTTTGCTGTGTTCAACATTTGTATTGATTCTTCTTTAGTATCATCACAAATCCAAGGCATGAATAATATAGGCACACTATCAAACTCTACAACTTTAGGTCTGGTGTATATAAATGGTTCATTAAGACCATCAAAACTTGTATATAGATTGTCAATAGCATTTACTTCGTTTGTATTTTTAAAATAAGTATCGTGGTTACCTATTATAATGTGTGTATCTATTTTTTGTTTCCATAGTCTGTCAAAAAATTCTTTTCTAAAAATAGAAGCTGTTTGATGATTTATAAATTTTCTTCTATCTACAACATCACCTAAATGTATTAGTGTTTTTATATTATGCTTTTCTATGTAAGGAAAAAATATCTCATTATAAAATCTTAATTGATATTTTCTAAATGCGTCACTATCATTTCTTACACCAAAGTGTGTGTCGTTTAATATTGCTATTTTCATAATGAATTATAATAATCATTTGTTTTTACAAATGAAGGTAATACTTTATTTAGATTATCAGTTATACGTTTATATAGTTTATTATTCTGATCATATAAATTATAACTTTTTATTTCTTGTTTTGCTAATTTAGGATCAAGTAATTTCATACCAATTGCAATCTGATACCATAAGGTATTGCCTATGGTGTAAAAATTATTACCTATATCATTTATATAATCATTTTCTCTAGGCATTTTATATTTCCACATGGTCATTAGTTTAGTTAATCTAGGCGACCATCTTTGTGTGCTACTTGATTCTTTCCAAAACTTTGTATCTTTTCTAGGAGTTATATAATGATATGTAATAAAATCTCTTATGTTATCCCACATTTGTGTCATCTCTGAATTATATTGTTCCTGAAATAAATTACATTTAAGTTCTAGGTCCCTTTTATAATAGTATTCTATAAAATGAGTTATCTGCATAATAGTAGCATGAATAGAAGTTGCTTCTAGTGGCTCTATAAATGCACTTGATAAACCAGTAGATAAAACATTTTTAACCCAAAACTTTTCTAATCTACCCGTCTTAAATTTTATTTCTCTTTGTACTTTTATTTTTCTATGTTTTAGTTTTTTAGAAATTTCATCATATGCTTTATCAAAGTCTGTATGTTGACTACTAAAGACATAACCACAACCCATTCTTTTTTGTGTGGGTATCTCCCAACACCAACCATGTTTTTGAGCCCATGCGTGTGTGTAGTTTCTTATTTCTTCATCTTCTTCTATATCATAGTTAAAGTTTAAAGCACTATCTACTAATAGATTATCTCTGTATGATACCCATTTATTTTCTTCTATTTTATCAATTAAAACTCTAGCAAATCCTGTACAATCAATAAACAAATCACCTTTTATATTCTTACCTGATTTTGTTTTTAAATATTTTACAAAACCATTTTCGTCTTGTTTAAAACCTGTAACCTGATCATCAATATATTTACATTTAGGTGTTGCGATTGCTTTTCTTTTTAGATATTGTCCTACCTTGTAAGTATCTAAATGATATGCAACAAGTATGGGTTGTCTTTCATCATAAGCATTTTGATTATTTTTAGTATAGTGTAATTTATTTTGTGCCATTAATTGTGATTGAAAGGTTTTATCGTAGTCTAGTTTTTCTGCAATATGATAAATTCTATAATCATCATAACTAATATGAGGAAAATGTGTGTTGTTGTGATAGTTGTCTCCAATAGGAGAATAAAACGACTTACCTTTTGTATGCCAATCTGTATGTTTAATACCTAATTTAAAGGTTGACTCAGTTTCTTTTAAAAATTCTTTTTCATTTACACCTGTTAAATTAGGTTTTAAATTTATCAGATCATTAAAACGACCAGTTGTGCTTTCACCAACACCTATAATTGGTATCTCTGGTGTTGCAACCACAGTTATTTTTGTATCAGGACTTGCTTTGTTTATAAAGTGATGTGCCGTGGACCAACCTGCGGTACCACCACCCACTATAACTATGTTCTTAATCATTATGTATCTAAAACGCTTGTATAATTTCTTCTTTTTCTTTTCTTAACTTTTATCTCATTTGATTTAGGCTCAGGATCTGCAGGCCTATTCTTTCTTAAAAATTCTAAAAATTGATTCTTATATTCACTATTATTATCTCCAGGTAAGGTATCAAACTCGTCTATACCTGCTTGTTCGATCATCTTATACTTTATGTTTGATTGTTTCTTTTCTTTTTGTATTCTTCTTATAAAAGCATAATAGATTATTTGTGTAAAATAAGCAAAGGGGTTGTTAGATTTTTTAGGATTAAAGTTGTTTAAATACTGTAAGCAGTTTTCTATACCATCACTAATCATATCATCTCTAAATGTGTAATTTATGAAATTAGGTCTGTATGATAAATGGTTTGCAATTTTTAAAAAACATTCACCAATATAGTTTGTCACAGGAGGCTTTTTTCTTTTTCTTTTATCTGCCTTATCACAACGATCCTTATACTCAATCATCGCCTGCAAAAACTCTTTATTGTTTACATAATGTTCGGATTTTTTCTTTGTTCTAGTCATAATATTATAATACTATATTTTGTGTTATTAGTCAAGCTTTTTACTAATTCATGGACACTTGACAGATTAGGATTTTCTGATATAATACCCTATGTGGGTTGTTCACCAGGGACCTTAGCTAGTGTATCTTTTTGCTAGGCATATCAAAGTAATCTTTTAATTCATCGAGGTTCTCTTTTTCAGTCATCTTATCATATTTGTCATAGTCTTCATCTGTCATATCTCTTTCTACAAAGGCAGGAAGTTTTTGATCCTGTTTGTTTATTGTATTTACTAAATGATGGTATCTTCTAGTAAACGGCTCAGTTGCGTTTGCTATAGTCATAATTTTATCTTTTGGTATGGTAATAATCTTATCGTTAGTAAAGCCTACCCATTTAACCAATGCGATATAATCTGATATCCCCATCTCGGTTATTCTAGGTACGTATTTGATTAACATTGGCTCTGATAATCTTATAAGTGTTTTATTATCTTTGATTTGTTCTTTTGGAATTACACAACAGATTTCTTCGCCAGATACTAGTCGAATTATTTTTACCATATTACTTTAATTCCACACTATGAATTTCATATGTGAAACCCTCCTCGTTGTAAATATTTATTCTTTCCTGAAAGTGTGTTAGTGTAAAGTTTTTCCTTTCTTTATATGTTAGGTCGTCTGATATGTCGTATAATGTCGCTGTATCTTTACTATCACCTATTCTTAGACCCCTACCTATTGATTGTAGGTTTCTTATCCTAGACTTAGAAGGACTAGCAAAAATAATGTTATGCAAGTTCCGTATGTTAATCCCCGTAGAGAAAGTCCCATAGGAAGCCACAATGATGGCGTTATCGCTTTTTTCTGTGATTGCTCTAACTTGTTCTCTTTGTTCGGTGTCAACTCCTCCATAGACAAAGAAGACTTCTCTGTCTCCTGCTTTGTTTCGTATAAGTTCATATAACTCCTTACCATGTTTTTCTACAAGTTGAAATAGTATCAAAGTGTTGCCATTCAAGGCTGTTGCTAAGTTTCTTATATACTTATTTCTTTTTTCACTTTGAGCCAGATATTCTAATTCTTTATGATATTTTTCTTTATAGATTGCTTTTGCTTCTGCTTCTGTATGTTTTAAAACCAAGCATACTATTTTTAAATCTGCAAGTTGTTTTTTTTCTATCAGTTCTCTAGTAGATACAACCTTGTTTACTCTACCAAATAAACCTTCTAATACTAATTTATGGGTCTTAGTACCATCTAAGGTACCAGTCATACCGATACGATATTTACAATCGGTCAGTTTCGTCATTATCTTCGTCAGAGATACAGCTTTAAATAAATGGGCTTCATCACCTATAACAGCACCGAAGTCAGCGAAAAAAGTTTTTGGGAGTTTATATAAAGATTGCCAGGTAGAGATTACTATTCTTTTACCTTCTTCTATTTCGTAACCGTGGTAGTTTCTACTTACATTATTCTCTACGTCAAATCCGTAGTCTTTAAAATCTTTGTATAATTGCTCTACTAATGATGTTGTTGGTACTATTATGAGTATATTGTTATCTATCACATTAAGATAATGTCTAACCAGTAGATATGATATAAGAGATTTTCCTGACGCAGTAGGTGATAATATTAATCCTCTCTCGTAATCTAAGGCATATTTAAATGCGTCAATTTGATAGTCCCTCGGCGTGATAGATATATCATAAGACTTAACTAATTCGTCTATATCGGCGGCTGTGTGCGTTTTAATTGTATGAATTTCGTTGATTTCTTCTATTTGTACATTTTTCTTATTACACCAGTCTTTTAGATAAGGATACAATCCAACGTATAATTGACCTGTAGCATACGAATATAATCGTATCTTACCATCCCAAACTCTGTTTCTAAATTGTGGTGTAAATTTATAACCAGGCACCTCGAAAGAAAAGTAATCTGTCAACTCACGTCTGACATCTGCTTCTGCTTCTATTTTGAGATAAACTGAATTAAGTTTTTCTAGTTTTAAGACG